TGTGGCTTTGGCCGTAACAGTAAGACCGCCTAAAGTGGGCATTCCGCCTGAGAACACAGAACCAGCAACCGTTAGATCTCCGCCAATCGTAGCGTTGGTTCCGTATGTAGAGTTAGTGGTATCAACGCCAGTTGTAGCGTTGGTTGTAATGTCTTGAAAACCGTTTTGCGAACGCACTGGTCCGCTAAAAGTAGAATTACCCATGAGAATCTCCTGTCTTGGGTTAAGTCAGCCACAGAATGCGACTGTCAGGGATATCTCTACAATACAACAGGTCTATTCAAAAAGAAAGGGGCAACCGAAGTTGCCCCTTGTCCCCCTTGGAAGTAGAGGGTCTTAGGCTCCAGGGGAGCCAAAGATACAACGTGGATCGCTGAAGCCGAAGCTGTAACGTTCCCGTGCTTTGAAACGCATGTTACCCGTGTCGAAATCAGCTTCCATGTTAGTGGAAAGCGGAGTCCGCTCAAAGTGAACAAAGCCGCGAGGCGCGTCAGTTTTGATGAAGAACGCATCTGGATCAGTAAGGAAGTCGTTGACGGCATAGCCTTCTGGCAACATCCCCATGGAACGGATTGCGTTAGTGTCATTGTCCGAAGTACCAACACGAAGGTTAGAAACCATCAGACGTTCGGCAACGAATTGCAACTGACGAGGGATCATCAACTTTATGCCACGAAGAGCAACCTTCAAACCACGTTCGTCAACATAACCAGCAATGTTGATCAAAGCATCTTCAAGAGATGTTTCATTCAAATCCGCAGGAGTTGATGGTTCGTTGGCAAAAGTCCCACCGTTTGTAAGCGGGTGATCCGTAGCACAAAGTGCAACACCGTCACCGCCAGCAGAAGCACCCGCAGTGAACGCATTGTTCAGCACAGCGGCAGCTTTAACCTGCTTAGAGTGAGCCATTGAACGAGCGAGGGCTTTCGTGTAACGACTGCCGAGGCGGTCATACAAGTTGTCCTCGATTGCTTCCTCAGTAATAGAGAACGCAAGCGCAACGGTTTCGTGGTTGTAACGAGCTGTGTATGCTTCGTTAGCATCGTCAAAGTTAATCGCAGAACCTTCTGACTTAGTAGGTGCTGCGCCAAACCCGGCCAACATAACTTCTTCTTCGAATGCACGATCCGATGATTCAGTTGTGAAGATCTCAGCGTGTTGGTTTTCGTAACGATTGTACTCCATACCAAACAGCGCGTTGAGGCCCGGTTCTAGCTCTTTCGCTAGTTGTGCGCGTGAAATAGCCATTTTTTAGACCTCCTTATACGCCAGTTGTAGAAACAGTACCAGCCGCAATAGAACCCGTAGGCGCATTGAAGTGGTTGTTTATACGAACGATTAATGGGATACCCGCAGCGGTGAAGTCAGAATTATCGGGGTCATCTTGGACGCCCATAATCCGTAACGCCAACGTGTTGGTCGTAGCGATAGTATTCAAATCCGCAGTTGCAGAAGAAATACCAGTAGCGGTTGAACCCGAATTGCCTGTTGCAAACGCAATGTTTGCAAACACAGCCGCACGAATTTCAGCTTCAGTGTTAGCCGCAGCAACTACGTTGGACGTAGCGACTGTGAACAACTGATTTGGATCGTCATAGACGAACGCTTTGACGGGGAATGTAGAGTCCGCGCCAGATCCAGGCCATTGGTTAGAAAAGATTGTTGCACCAGTAGTCGAAGAAACGTACTCACAACCGCCAAACACACCCAAAATAGAGACGTTACCACCAGCCGCAGCTTGTAGATCGTCAATAACACCCGCAGCCAACGGAATAACCGCCATGCCTTGGAAGATTGGGTTACTGTTGTCGGATGCAATTCGATACTCTGTCATACCAGTAGAATTGGTCGATTGACCAATCTTACCAATGGGACGTAGCCCAAAAGCTCCGTTAGAATTTGCCATAATAGCACCTCAAAAATTACTCGGAGTCTCTTCGTGAGCCTCCGAAGGATACACGACTTTGCCGACTATTAGTTATCGGCATAGAAGGATGTTGGTCCTTCATTAAATCCTGATCGACTGATACCATTTGTTCGCGGGTCCGGGTCCCGTAATACTCGGATCTTTCTTTGGCGGTTTCGACAGGTATGCGACACAACATAAGTCCCCCTTGCCCGATGATTCCCTCAAAACGACCTTCGTCAATTGTGGGGGCTTCGTAGTCTGGATACTCGTCCTTACGAACAGGTTCCCATCCTTCGCGTAGTTTAGTGTTGACGTTCATCTTATCGTCTTCACCACGCATTGCGGTACGAATCCAACGATGCACATAGCCCTCTGGGGCGTCAGGTGCAGCAAGGCGGCTGGGCGGAGCCCAAGGTTTTCTGCGAGTTTCTGTTTCTCGAGTTGCGTTTTTTCGCGGTGTTCGGTTGTCAGTCATTTTATCAATCCTTCACAAATTTAGCGTATTCTTCAAGAGGTACGCCTAGCTTTTTAGCAATCGCAACTTGTGAGTGCGTTAACTTGACCGTCCTGCGCCCCGGTTTAGTACTGCGGGATGCGGAGTTGCCAGCGGATGCGACCTGACTACCTCCTCCCGATCTTTTCGCGGGTTGGAACTTGTGTGGAAATTCCGACCTGATGCGTTTATCAACCTCAGTATAGTATTCTGAAGAGTCTGAGTCAAACCCTTCTTCATTTGTAAGTTGTGCGTGAATAGCAAACGCTGCTGCAGTCATTACCCGATCTTCACCAAACCATTTATTTCGACCAGCCCATTGCTCGGCTTGGGGATCAGGTTTTGGCCTCTGTACCTGTGTTTGTGGTGGGCCCTGCTGCTGCTGTGGTTGCTCTGCCGCTTCTACCTGAGTCTTAGCTTGCTGCTCTTGCCGAGACTTAGCGGTGTTGTATCGAGCCTGCTCATTAGTAACTTGAGCTAAAGCCTGCTGCGCTTCCACCATCTTGTCGGTGTCACCATTTTCGTAGGCTTCTTTGTAGATTCGTTTAATCTCTTCAGTCTGCGCCTGCAGACGAGTGCCAAACTCAGATAAATACCCAGTGTCTAAAGCCTGCATTCGGGTCTTTAGCTGTTTATTTTCGTTAATCAATTCTTGTGATAAACGAACAGCTTCAGATTTATCTCGCTCTTCTTTGCGATACTTTTCAGTCAGTTTTTTAATTCTGGACTGAACCCCTTTACTATAACTGTCGAGCTCTTCGTCACCGTTAGAAGTCTCTACTTTTGTTTCTGGAGTAGTTTCCACCGAGGCACTCTCAGACTCAGGTTCAGTGTCAATATACACTTGCTCCTGTTCTTGATCTTCGGCCACCATTTTTTCCTCTGACATGATCATGTCTCCTATAACTGTTTTACATCATCTGGCTCAAGAAGAGTCGCGATAACTTCATCGTCGTTGATGATACGAACTTCCCCGCCATCGATCTTAAACCTTGAACCGGAGTATCTTCCGATACATACCCACTGACCTTGTTCACACCAAGGTTTTGGATCAGGGCCAAACTTGCCCTCATCTTTATATGCCAAGGGACCTAAACGCATGACGTAGGCTACTACCGTAGCAACCGCCTCACGTTCTCGAATTTCCTCTGGGATATAAAGGCCAGACGCTGTTTTTGCTTTTCCCTGGTAGGGCATAACCAAAAGACGCCAGCCTGTGGGCTGGGGAAGTCTGTCTAGCAGTGGTTTTTCTAGGAGATTTGGGTCTAGCACCCGGTCTTCTGATGTCACATACGCGCTATCTAACGACGAAGATGGGGCTGCGGTTGCAGCTTTCTCTTTGTTCATTTTCTGCGCAACGGAATCAGGAAGATATAAAGTCTTCGACATCGTCTACGTTTCTTTCCAGCAGGGTCTTGATTTCTTCTCTAGCAAGAGAGAGTCCCCGTATCTCTCCGACAGACATTTTGTATTGCTCCCAATCCTTCACAGCACCGAGAGAAAGAGCGTTTGCAATATCTTTTTCACGCTCTTCAATTTTCTTATACAGGTGTTTCGCCAAGTCTACAACATCCATTACAGGATGTCCTTGTAGTCTTCTTGTGACTCAGATGTAATCGGACCACCAATGACCCATATGTCACAGACATTCTCCGCAGAGCATACAAATTTTAAACTTTGACAATAGCCTAAATCCCCTGTGTCATCACCAATGCAATCCATCATTTCAGACGTTTGGTTGAAATTAGAACAAGTTCCGCAGCACTCATCCTCAAGTTGGGCCTCAGTATAGTTGTGCTCATACTCCGCCATATCCTTGTTTTCCATGTTGGCGTCAGGATCTTGAGTGGGAATCGGACAAGCCTGTCCCTCTTCGCTCTCTTCCATTTTATCGACAGGCATTCCGTCCGGCAAAATGCTGATCATTATTGTAGTCATAGTGGGTCCTTCCTCAAGAGGTCTATTTTAACCATCCGTAGACCTTGTTTGTTTCTTTAATCCTATGATCTAACCCCGTGTACCCACCATTTATCTTTCGAGTGAGGCGTTTGATTGTATCATCGTTAACACCTTCATCACAAATTTTCCATAGGTTGTTGGATTTAAAGAACCAGACGCCTGTGTCGAAGGCATAATCTTCTTCCAAGAGTGACGGATCTGTCATCACCTCTGGAACTCGCATGTCTGTGGCAAAAGCTCTAACGTTGTTATACCCGGTCAACTGAAGAAATCCACGACCTATCCACTTGTGGCCTTCGCCCTCGGGAATGCCCATACGACCACTGTACACCTTATCCGCCAGTGCTTTAGGGTTTCGTTCATAGGGCTTTGCGCTCTCTTCTGTGGGAAAACGGCTAGGCCAAACCTTCATCATTGCGTCAACACTATAGTTCAAGTTTTCACGAACATACTTAAACGTACCAGATTCATGGATAATTTGACCCAACAGATGAGCCCCGCGTTCTGGGGATAGCTCGTAATGCTCTGCGATACCTCGAGCCGTGTTCGGTCCAAAAGATCCGTCCGGTGTACACCCGCATTTTTTCTGCAGTATCTTTAGAGCGTCACTCATTTTCGTTCACCTCAACTATTGTTTGAACACATGCAACCGTGATGTTAATCTGAGTGATCATCACCCTTGCTTTCTCTTGCTCCTGTAGACAAAGAGCCTTGCTTTCGTATGCGCCTAGTTGAAAGTACTGCAACCCGTGTAGGTTAGTTACAGTCAGCCAGACTAAAATCCACATTATTTATTTCGGCCAAAGAACTTGGTAGCGGACCTCACGGCGAAGCTACTCGCTACGATCACGCCTAACGTATATTGATACCACTCAGGCATATTGGACAACGCACCGAAACCATCCGCCACAGCCGTTCTTCCCCACTCTCCGG